CTGGAGAGGAAAGGACGCCTTGCGCCTTTTCTCTCCTTTTGAGGTGACAAATGAGCAGGCTCGATAAACACTCGGTCCGGTTTCCGGATGATCTATGGGGCAGTATGAATAAGATCGCTGAATTGCAAGGAAGGTCCGTCTCGAACTGGGTGCATTTGGTGATCAAGGAGGCCCTGAAAAATCATGAGATCGAAATGATGACGGGCGGCAAGGTGACCACCATTTTGGTGGGTGGAAAAAAATGATTTTGTCCCATGTTTGTCATGTTTTTACGCCATCCAATATAATCAATAAGTTGTATACTACCTATACCCCCTCTCACGCCGTAAACAGGGGTTCGATTCCCCTTGGGACTACCAGGTTGGAAAGCCCTGGAAACCGCATGTTTCCAGGGCTTTTTGTTTGTGTTCGGCACGGTTTTCCTTCATCCCTTTATGTCTCTTTTTACCCCCTAAAACACCCTAAAACCGGCCTATTTTTTGTCCTATGTTTGTCATGGGTCTGTCCATTTACATGCTGTGATTTTAAGGATATAATCGAGGCCGTTCTCTATGGAATGGCTAAAAAATACCCGGAGGGCATATCATGATGAAACCAGTATCGGTCGTCGGTCTCGTGTGCATCCTTCTCTCGGTTCTGCTTGTGGGCTGCCAGTCGCCTGCGGCAGATGGCGCCGCCGAGCGCCCCGTCTTGACCCAGGAGGAGAACGATACGTTCGTCGGTCTCCAAAAGGACGGGTTCCTTCAGGTCGTCGCTTCCCAAAACATCGCCTATATGGACCCCGGCCTGTGGAGCCGCATGGATATCACCATGAAGACAAACTTCTCACGCGCGCTGTCCATATACATAGGGCCCCAGGACGAGTCCGGCAAGTGCAAGGTTTACCTGTACGACAAGATGACGGGAAAGAAACTGGCCCATTACCGTGAGGGTTTTGGTTTCGTGATCGATAACTGAGCCGTTTCCCCGGGACGGCCGGGAGATCTCCCTCCGGATCCGCCGGCATGCTCATTATGGGGCATGCCGGGACGATGAAAGACAAGGGCTCCCGCCATGAAATGCACTGGCGGGCCTTTTATGCGGTTTTATTCCTTCGCTGTTTCAAAGGGTTATGTACTCTTGGTTTCAGTGGTCTTTGTCAGTGCATCCTTCGCCTCGTAATACTTCCCTAGCTCCGCAGAGAGCGCGCTGATGCGCTCCGGGATGGTCGCTGCGGTGCGCGCCGCGGGGTAGGCAGCCTTGAGCCCGGGCAGTATCGCGGTGAGGATGGCTGCGGCAGCCAGGTCATGGGTGAGCACGTAGTCGATGAGCACGGCAACGATCTTGTAAAGGTCCGCGAGCTGGTCGTCGCGGTCGCCCACGGCGCCGGCCAGGGTGTCGCGAATTCGATTCTTCAAGAGTTGAGATTCGAGCTCGAGCTTTTCCGCCGTGAGCTCGGAGGCGGTCTTGACCCGGATCTTTCCGTCGGGATCCCGGACGAGGTTCCGGCGGTCGAGATAGGACATTTTCACGAGCTCGGCGCCCGGGACCTCGACGGCATGCAGGGTGAACGCGCCGCCCGGGAGGGGTTCGACCCATATCTCGGTCAAGTCCATGAGGTCGACGATCTTCTCCCCGTCGAAGCGGAGGCGCTCGAGGCCCACGCCCCGGAGGGCCTCCGGCCGGGGGCCGATCTCTGTCTCCCCCTTCTCGGACAAGTAGACGATGATGTCGCGGTCGAGGACGGCCCTCATGCCAGGGTCACCACTTCATGATGGACGACCGTCGCATATAGCCGAAAACAGGTGATGGTGATGACGCAATCGTCGGACGAGCGGGCATATACCTGGCAAAGGTCGCCGGAGCTCCACCCGGAAATGTCCTCAGTAAAACCTCCGGCGCCCGTGTGCTCTGTGCCGACCGCGGTGCCATTGCGATAAATCCGACTGTACGCGATATGTCCGCCGACATAGGAGAGTATATAGCTAATCCGAAGGGTCCCGGCCCGGGCAAGGCGGACCTCTTTCGCCTTTGTCCATGTCGTCGTGTTGATCGTGGCCGCCTGGGCCCCGTCCGAGGCGATGATCAGCGCGTCGCCGGCCGCATAGGCGGCGAGCATGGCCGGGGTGATGACGCCGTTCGCGATCGTGAGGGCCTGGGTCCCGGTGACGTGGCCCGTATGGGCGGCGTGGGAGATGGTCGGGTTTGCCGATAGCTCGGGATGAGTGATAGAGATCCCGGTGCCGGCCTGTAATGTGATGCCCGTGCACTTGTCCGCATCAGCTGCGCGACCCGTGGCCAGATTGTAAAAGTCGAGCCATGCGTCGTTTGCCTCGTTCCGCATCTTGTAAATATGGCTCGTGGTGTCATACCAATCTATCCCCGCGACCGGGTTCGACGGGGCGCCGGCGCCCGAGAAATGAGACTGCAGGGCGAGGAAATTATTCTCCATGGCCGCCAGGTCGGTTTGTCCTGCGTGGCCGGAGGCGAAACAATCGGCGGTAAAGGTCTGGGACATGGCATCTCTCCTATGTGCAATATGATATGGCCAGGGCCTCGACGAGGGCATTCACGGCCGGGCTCGGGTCGGTGATTTCCACAACCGGGCGGACATAGCGCCCGGAGACCACGGTCCCGCATATCTCGAGCTTTTCGACGGACCCCGCCGGCGGGGACGTCTCGCCGTACTCGAGCGAGATCCGCACGGCCGGGCCGGAGGGAAGCTCGAATATCTGGGCCCATGTCTTGTTTGCGATGTCGATCTCGGCCCAGGTCGTCGAGCCCGGGAGCACGTCGTCCCAGGTGGTGCCGGCGCCGGTGACGACGACGGTCGTCCCGATGTAGATGAAGCGGGAGGCGACGGTCGAGAGGTCGATCACGGGCCCGGTGTAGGTCCCCACGAGAACCCCGCCGGTATGGGAGCATTTCAGATAGTCCCCGCCCGAGTAGACCACGGCCTCGGTGTTACTGTGCGACCCGGTCGAGAAGTCGTCGTCCGCGGTTCCCTGCAGGGTCCACCCCTTCGGCGGCGCCGGGAGGGAGACCGAGATCGAGCGGGGGGTCGCGCCGTACTGGCCATTGTTGGAAAGGGTGTTGATCCAGAAGGTATGATCGCCGGGCTTGACCCCGTACAGGCTTAAATTCGGGAACCTCATTGAGGCGAGGAGTATCCCGCCCGACCAGGAGGACCCGAGGCGGAATTCATAGAGGTCGATGTCCGTGTCGGTGAGCCGGCTCGCGTAGAGATTGATCGCGTTCGCATTCACGACCGCCAGGAGGGCCGGGACCGACGCCGGCGCCGTGACATACCCGGCCACGGTCCGGGAGACCTTGTAATCGTTCGCGTCTCTCTGCTTGACGCCCCAGGTGTTCACGACCTTGAGCCGGATCCAGTATGTCGCGCCCTCATCGGCCGGGTCGATGGTGAATCCGGCCGTCGTGTCGAAGGCGTGCGACCACTCTATGTCATCGAGGCTTTTCCAGACCTCGACGTGATCATACCAGGCATACGCTGTTGGCTCGTCGAAGGCTATCTTGAGCCGCGTAAAGCTCCGGTCGCGGTATGCATAGGTCTCTTCCGAAAGGACCACGTTCGAGACGCCCGGGGGTTCCTCTTTGGGGTCCGGGAGGTTGCATTTGTAGACCTCATCCACGCTCGCGTCGAAGTCGTCATCATACAGGGCTTCATCCTCGTAGATCAGGGCGAGATCCACGAGGCCGTCCGACCGGATGGATGCCTCGGACACCCTCATGAGGTTGTCCGTGATGCCCAGGGCCGAACACGAGAAGGTTACCACGTCGCCGGGTTCGAGCTTCTGGGCGTCGTCCCGGGCGACGACCAGGACGGTCCGGTCGAGCCGCATCCTCTCGAGGGTGTAATTCCCGATGATGAGGGCGAGCTCGCGAGAGTTGCACAGGGGGAGGGGAAGATCCTGCGACATGCCGAGACGGTCTCCCACGAGGACGGCGTCGTCGGTGTAGTTTTTCGCCGGGTTCACAAACTGGACGGAGAGACTCTCTGGACGGTCGATCCGGCCCGGCTGACTGATGGACACGAGAGGTCGGCCCTGTTCGTCGTGGACGATCTTCTCGTCGTCGATGTCCATGACCGACGTCTCATAATTGAGATCATAATAACTGAGGTACCAGATATTGTTCCACTCCCGCAGGGCGCCTCGGAAGTGCCGCAGGATCATGTCCCGGATGTCTTCGGCCTTCGTCGTCCGGGGAGAGATAACGCCGTTGAGCGTGAAGCCCTTGAGGTCGCAATAATTCGCGGCTGCCGTCCAGGAGGCGAGATCGAAGTCCGCAGCCGGGAACCCCTCGCCGTATAGGGTCGAGGTCATGAAGTCATACAGGCACAGGACCGGGTTTTGGGTCCACGCGGTCGTGTCGTCCCGGAAGTCGAAACACTTCCGGCCGCGCACGAGCACGGTCCGGGCCGGGAGGTTCTGAAACCAGTTATAATCATAATCGCACCGATACAGGACATAGCACACGTTCCGATAGTTGTCGTCGTGGCGGAGGGAGGGCGCGAGGGGATCTTGCGCGGCATAGAGGGCCGCGTCATAGACCTGGTCTGCAGCGCCGTCGTGGAAGGTGTAGGCGATGAGGTCCCCGTCGTCCCCGTAGGCATTATAGAGCTTGTCTCCGAAAAAGACTTGATCGACCCCGTCGACCTGGGCGATCCCGTCGCAGAGACCCTCCCCCAGGGTTTGCGCGACCCATAGGGTTTTGTTCTTCACCCCGGTCGTGGCCCGGAACACGTCGCACCCGCCGACCATGGCGGTCCCATAGATGACTTTCAGGGGCTCGTCCATCGAGGTCACGTTCGCCTTGATGCCCTTCGCGGACATGCCGGCGGAGCTCTTGAGATCGGGCTCGAAGATGGACGAGAGGATCCCGGATATGGTCCCCACGACGGCCACCTTGACAAAAAAAGGGATTACAAACGGAATGGCGCCCGGCACCGGAAGGCCCTCCTAATCTCGTATTTCCCCAGGGGGCACACGGTGACCCCGTGCTCCGGGGATGACAACAGGACGTTTCCCCCGCCGCCATGGATTCCGAGGAAGGCCGGGGCCTTCCTCTCTTTGAGCGCCAGAAGGAGAATGTCTCCGGCGAACGCCCGGGAGACAGGGATCTCGTCGGTCACGCTCGCGACGTATTCGACCATGAGCTTTTTCGCCTTGACCGGGGCCCGGCGGAAAAGATCCGCATAGGTCCTGATGGTCTCCCCCTCGAACTGTGTCGGGAGGTCGGCCCCCTTGAGGGTCAAGTATTGATGAACGAGGTTGAAACAATCATATCCGGCGCCGGGATCCCCGAGGGCGTACGGCTTGCCCGTGAGGGTGCTCGTGATTGCGGCGAGGCTTTTTCCCTTCATGCCTGTCACTCCTTCCCCTGCTCCCGGCCCCACCACAATTCCTTTGTTTCGAGGTCAGGAAGCCACCGAAACCCGCCATAGTTCGCCGTATTCCCGAGCTCCTGGCACCTCGTATATGAGCGATCGCATTCCAGGGCGTCGCCGGCATAGTTGCAGGGGGCCTCTTTGAATTGTTTGTATCTGCACGACGAAGGGTGAAGATTGCCGGTCGTCTGATTCCATTGCGAGAGCTTGTTCGTCAGGGTAGTCGAGAGGGACCCGTCGGCCGCCATGCCCCACGAGTCGATCGTCCCGGAAAAGAAGACCACGCGGGCATTCCCGATGATCGAGAAGTCGGCGGGATCCAGGATGACCTGAGAGAGGACCGCGGCCCCGCCCTGGGGGTTCCCCGTAATAAAGGGGCCCGTGAGGAGATTGTCGAGGTTGTCGATCTTGACGGTCACCTGGTCCACCACGGTCGTCGAGGAGTATCGGACATCGGGAAACTCGAATCGACAGGGCTCGTACCTGTGCCCCCCGTACACGAGGGCGACGTCGCAATCCGTGAAATAATACCCCGCCGTGTCGACGGTGAGCTCGAAGAGGAGAAAGGGGAGGAGCTCCTCGGCCTCGAGGGCCGCGAGAATGGCGGCGTCGATGTTACGCATTAAGCAACCCCTGGAGCGTGATCCCATGATTTGCGAGGCGATCATAAAAGGTTTCAAAATCGAGATCGTCCGAGTCATACCGGCAGCGGATTTTCAGGATCCCGGTGAACGTGGCCGTTATGTGATACCCGTCGGCCGGCGCTATAACCATGGTGAGGAGGTCGGCCCCGTCCGCCCCTGTGCCCGCTCCGATTGTATAGTCCGTGGTCACGGTCTGCAGGGCGCCGTTCACATAGATCGAGATCGCGGTCCCGCTCTTGAAGGGGAGGTTAAAGAGCGTTGTCGTCCCGTCCCCGATGCCGACATATTCCCGGGTGAAGGTTGCCGGTGTCGCGGTTGCCAGGAAAAAAGAGAAGGAACCATACCGGCCGGCCGACGCGACGAAGGCCTCCCATAGGACCTGTATGTCGGCGAGGGTCATCCAGGCATATGACAGGGTGACCGATCGGAGAGGGTACAGGCGTTTTCTCTTCCTCTGTTCGCCGCCGAATTCGCCGAAGTCTGTGATAATGGTCTTGAACGAGGTCCGGACCCCGACGGGGTTCGCCCACTCGACCGTGGCATATGCGGTATATTCAGCCATGTTAGAGAACCCCCCTGATGTCGGCCCGGAGGCCCTTGTCTCCGCTCCGGAGGGCCTTCCGGAACGGGGCGATAATGGCCTGAGGGTTCCGGTCGGCCAGGTCGGCGAATGACTTCGCGTCGGCCGCGACGATGGTCACATGGTAGGTGTCGCCGGACGAGCTCGCGGGGATCCCGCCGGTCGATCTTCCCCGGGGGACCACGTCTTCCCACTCGCCCCCCTCGCCGAATTTGTACCTGCGGCCGGAGACACCGACCCCGAAGATCGGCTCGGTGATGGTGCCGCCGCCGGCCATGCCATAGGCGGTCGTGCCGTATTCCCCGATGACCGCATTCTCGCTCCCGCCGTACTCGCTCCCGCCGCCGAAGAGGGACCCGAACCCGCCGAAGAGTGTTTCCAGAAAACCCCCGCCGGAGTCGCCGGCTTTCCCGAAGAGGGTCTCTTTCATCATCTGGCCCAGGATGTCGGCGGCCGCCCGCTGTATGCTCTGGAAGATCGCCCGGGCGTAGTCCTCAAAGCTCTTGAGCTTGCCGCTCATGGCGTCGAAGAAGAGGTCGGAGAAATTCTGTTCCATGGCTTCCGCCGTCCTCTCCGAGAGGGCGATCATGTACCGGGAGGCCTCCTCCTGTTCCTTGAGCCATGACGCATATCCGGTTTCCTCGTCGAGGGAGATGTCCTCCCTCTTCCGGGCGTAGAATTGCCCCATGAGGTCGTCCATCCTCCGGAGCTCGCGGGCCTCGTCCGCGGCCCGTTCCGCCTCGCCCTCGAGCCACGACGCATATCCGGTTTCCTCGTCGAGGGAGTAGTCCTCCCGCCGGCGGTCGCGGGCCTGTTGGAAGATCGGGTCCCAGAGTTTTTTCTGTTCGTCGAGGTATTTCTTTGCCGCCTCGGCCGCCTTCCTTTGGGCCGCCTCGGCCTTCCGTTTTCTTTCCGCGTCGCCCTCGGGGTCGTCCTCGGTGTAGATGCCGCCCAGGCCTCCGCGCCGCCGGATGAGGGCGTCGGACCCCTCGGTGAGGCGCTCCTCCGGGAGGGTCGCCCGGAATTTGTCGCGTTGCGCCATGAGGCGGGCGAGATATTTCTTGTCCTGTTCGTAGAAAAGGAGTTGCGCCGGGGTGCCGGCGGCCTTCTCCTTTCCCATTCTCGCCTTCGTCTCCTCGATCTTTGCGTCGATGTCCGTCGAGGATTCCCCATTCCATAGCTTGTCCAGGATCCCGGCCGCGTCCGTCGCTTTTCTTACGACCTTGTCGAGCCATGAAATGAAGCCCACCCCCTCGCCGGAGACGAGGGACCCGACCGCCTCCTCGAGCTCGCCGAAGTCGATCTTGAGCCCCTCGATCTTGCCGCTCGTCGTGTCTATTGCCGCGGCCGCGGCGCCGCCGAAGTGGACCTCGATCCCCTCATACGCGCTCGTCGCCCGCTCTATGGACCCGGCCAGGCCGTCGACCTGGACCCCCTGCCGCTTGAGGGCGTTCGTGCTCGACGATACGGTCCGCCCGACGAGCTTCGCCGCACTGTCGAGGTCGATCTTCTGCGCGACGGCAAGGTCGAGCGTGGCCGTGGTGAGCTTGTCCAGGGCCTCGCCCTGTAGACCATAATGGGTAAGATGTTCCTGGACCGAGGCGATCGCCTCGTCGTCGATGTTCGTGAGGCGCATCAAAGACGCGGCGTATTCGTTGTTGTGAGCGAGGGCGGCCTTCGTGTAGGTGCCGGCCTGTTTCATTGCCTGGCCGAGGGTGACCGTCGCCTTCTCTGATTCTGCGGAGGCCTCGAGGAGGTGCAAAACCCCGAGGGCGACCGCGCCCCCGGTTATGGCCCCCCAGGCCCCGGAGATGTCGCCGGCGATCGACTTCGTATCGCGGCCGAAGTTCTGGAGTTCCTTCTTTGCGCCGGAGATGCCCGTGGAAAAGGCGGCCTTGTTGAACCCCAGGCGGACGACGGAGGCGCCGACCTCTTTTTCACCCACGTTTTTTTCTCCCCCTCACTTTATTCATGAGTTCCCTTTGTGCCTGGGCGGCCTCCGGACCTGAGTCCCATATCCGGAAAACGATCTTCCACTCCGTTATCTCCGAGCTCGAGAGCATGCGTAAAACCTCGCGCACCGGGCACCCCATTACCACGGCGATTCTGTGATAGAGCTCTATTTCGGGGTGTCCGAATCGGATTTTTTTTCAGTGTCCTCCTCGACTTTCACGCCCAGACCCGAGAGGCGGAGCACGATCCGCCCCAGGCGATCGACCACGTCGGGCTTTTTCTCCATAATGGCGGGCACGTCCTCGAGGGTGAAGACGAGCTCGCCGGTCTCCGGGTCGCGGGCGCCGAGGGCGATCGCCGCCGCGTGCATCTCGATCACGTTCCCGAGCCCCTTTTCGTCCCGCTTGATCGTCTCGAAATACGTTTTTCTCTGCGGTCCCGTGAGCTCCCGGAGCTCGACCCGGACGCCGCCCCACTCGGGCACGTCCTCGGTCTGGGTCGCGAGGTCCTGGACCGAGAGGATGGTCTCTTTCAAGTCAGCCATGTTTCCCTTCCTTTTCGTCCCGCCCAGGGGGGCGCCCTGGGCGGGGATTGCTTAATGGGAATATTTCAAAATGTCCATTTTCCCAGTTTTACGCGACGGCCCGGAGGAGGTCCCCGTCGCCCTCGAGGGTGACGGGCGCCGTCGCGAGTTGCCCCACGGCCCCGCCGAGGGTGTAATTCCCCACAATGGCATTCCCCGTATAGGCCGGGTTGGCCGCGCCCGTGGTGTCGCCGGCCGGGTTGAGGAGCACGGGGAAGGCCGCGGCCCCCACGAGGGGAAAGAGCGTTGCGTCGACGCTTGTAGCTGCGAAGTCCTGATTGAATTCGATGTCCATGCTCCAATCCTTGAGCCCGGCGATTTTTCCCTTCGAGTTCGCCCCGCCGCCTGTCTTGTCCAGGATCTCGGCGCTGTATTTTATCGTGACCTGTCGGACGTGATCGGAGAGATCCACATTGTTGATATGCAGATGAGGATCCTTGAATACTATTTCGGCCATGGCTTACTGTCCCCCTTTCCTTGATTTGTGATGGTTAGAGAATCCCGATGCTCACACAAAAGAGAAAGCTCGGGTTCGTGCCGGTGATCGTCCAGGATACCCGATACCAGGTGTCGGTGATCGGGCCCGCGAGCTCGCGCCAGAGGGCGCCCGGGGCGAGCATGGCGGAAAAGGCGAGGCGCTCGGTCTCCGACCCGTCCCAGGTGTTCGCGTCGTGGCTGTCGATGGTCACGGTCAAGGACGGGGCGCCGGTGCCGGACACGCTGAAGACGTGCAGGGCCGCATAGAGTTTTTGCCCGGCGAGGGCCGCGCCCACCTGGCGGGCCGTGCCGGCGGCCGAGGTTGTCTTCGCCCCGGTGTCCATGATCACCCCTTTGACCGCCCGAGACTGAGAGAGGGCCGCGAAGTTGAACGCCACGAGGTCCCCTATCTTCCCGGCCGGGGCGAATTCGGAATCGACCCCCTTCATGAAATACGACGGGTCGGCCACGGCGCCGGCCAGGGGGCAAAGGGTGAGGACCCCGTCGTCGACCCCAAGCCCGTCATACAGGGCGGGGTCGAGGTCGGCCGCGTCCCAGAACCCGCCGCCGGACATGGTCGCCTCGACGAGACCGGCCCGTTTCTGTTTCGCACCGCCTGAGAGGAAGGTTGTCCGGTCCTTGATGTCGGGCCGAAGGGCAAGGGCCACCTGGTTGTGTTTCCCTGTGAGGTCGTAACCTCCGTGATAGATCCGGCAATCTCTCCAATAAAGCTCGCTCATGGGTTACCCCTCCCACTCGTCCGTGACAAAGACGATGATCATATCGAACTTGGTCCCACAGTATTTTTTCCCCGCCTGTTCGATCTCAATGCTCTTGTTCTGCAGGGGGTGCGTGTCTATCGCGAGGCCGCCCCAGGTGAGGTCTGTCTTGATCGCGGCCATGAGATCGGCGATCGCCTGGCGCATCTGGGCCGGGACCGCCCCGTCCGCCCCGGAGAGAATGATCTCGGTCTCGATCCGGATCTCGTGCATGTGCCGGCCTGGGGCGATGACCGTGATCGCGTCGTCCAGGTCCCTGTAGGATGCGCCGGGAATCTCGGCGTCAGACCATGCGGTCGTTTTCCACTCAAAGACCCGCTGCGGCCCGATGTCCGTCTGATACGTCGCAGGCCGGATGGTCTTGAGCCGGGCCCCGTATTTGTCCATGATCTGTTGCCGGATGGTCGTCGCCATTATGCTGCCCTCCGCCGGGCCTGAATCCGGCCCATGTAAAAGGCGAGCTCATGCCGAAACATCTCGATGCCGCGGTCCTTCATCATTCTTTCAAGGATCACCGGCGCCCGTTTCGCAAACATGAAAGAGACTCCGACCGAAAAAAGCTCGCGGATCTTTTCCTTTCCCTTTTCGCCCCGCTCACTGGTCCGCTCGAAAATGCCGGTATGGCCGCTCTTCATCCTCGCGACAAAGGCATGCTTGAGTGTCGCCCGGCCGGTTTGTTTTCTCACTCGAACACTTGCTCTCTTCCGGCCGGGATAGGCGCCCTTTGCTTTGAGCCTCCGCTCGGCCGCGGCCGTTTTCGCGGAAGCTGTCCGCGGGATCCCCGCCTGTGACGCCGGCGTGGTCGGGCGGCCTCCGAAGGCAAACAAAGGGAAGGCCCGGCCAGTCGCCCTGATGGCCGCGAACATGCGGGCCGCCTTTCTCGTGGTTTCCCGCCTGGCACGCTCGAGTTTTATTCCGTCTTTCACGGGTGCCGTCTTGATGTTGTATTCTTTCGTGATAGCTTTGGTTGAGGCCGTGATCCCCAGGTTCCCGAGCTTATTCAAGGAGGACACGGTCGCACGTTCCACGGCATCTTCTAGGGCGTCGATGCCGCGGACGCAATCATCAATCCCTTCGATGACGATATCGAATGACGCGTTATTCACCGTGAGCGCTCCCCTTTATAACCCTTCTCATATTCTGACATCTTGTTGATGCTGTCATATGTTCCCTATCCTATGCATCATTCCGGCTCAGCACCAGCCGGGTGAAACCCGTGCCATCCGGCTCCTGGCCGATGATGGCGTAGTCCACCGTGTCGATGGTCACCAGGTCCCCGTGCCCCACATTCGCCAGCAGCGAGCTCTTCACCACCACGTCGGGGGCCGTGGTCTCCACCTGGCCGGTGCCCTCGTTGAGCAACTGGAAGGCCTCGGTGAAGATGCCCGTGGTGACGATGACCGCACACCCCGCAGGCCTGATGGTGACCGCCTTGGCAAACTCGTTCACCGAAATGAACGTGTCAAGGTCCGTGGTTATCTCTGTCTGGAAGCTCATCGGCCAGTTGTCCTCCTACCCATGTCGAGCCCGGCCTGTCCCGAGGATCCCCGGGAAAGGCCTGCCATATGTAGTACCCTGCCCATCATGCCTCCGGCTCCGGCACGCTGTGCTGGCGCAGGTTGATTACCTTGATGAACGCCTCGGCCGTTGCGTAGCGCGTGGTGGCGTACTGGGCCACCACGGTGATCACCCGGTGCTCGTACTCGAGCGTGGTGTCGATGATCCGCGTCTCCTCTTTAGTGAGCCAGGTGGCGACGATGCCCCCCGAGGGCGTTGCCGCAGTCGCGGCCCTGAGCTCTTCTCCCGAGGTGTAGTCGTGCACGGCCACGGTCACGCTCTGGATCTGGGCGTCCGGGACGGCCACCCCCGCCTCGTCGGTGAGCTCAACCAGGATCTTCGGGGTGGATCCCTCGTTGCAGGTGAGGATAGTCTCCAGCTGTAGCGGCATGTCGGTTTATACCCCCTGTATGGTGATCGCGGGTGTACCCGCGGTGAAGCCGATGGACGGAGAGGCTGCCGTCACGGCCATGCCCGGGCAGCACCCGCTGATGCCTATGCTGGCCTTGCCCGGGTATGTGCCCCCCCCCCACCCGCTGAACTGGTCGCTCAGCGTCCGGCTGAAACTGTCGTATGGCGTGTTATTCCAGGTATCCATCTTGGGTTGGCGCTCCAGACAT